GTTGCTGATAAGAGAATTGAACCATATCGGGGAACAAGGCGCAACTACCCCCAAAGTGAGCGTGTTCTGAGCGTGAGTCGGGTCGGGAATTGACCCAAACCGCCACCGCCACCGCAACCGCCGTATCCGCCACCGACCTGAAGAAAAAAACAAAAATAAATACGCAAAAGATATTTAGTTAATGATAAATAAATATAAAAGATATTTAGTTAATAGTTAATTAACTACGGCGCATCTATTTTTATTGTTGTTTATTTATTTATTATTTAGCAAGTAATGAATAGTAAATAAAAAGCGCATGAGTTCTTTCCTTTTATTTTGTAATGATTACTAATAGAGATAGATACTAAAGAGATATAGATATAACTATTACTTTGTCACTTATCTTGTTGTTAGTTGTTAGTGCTTGCATAAGATAGTTGAACATAATAAGTAATACACAATGCCTATGAAACATATTGTTAGTGATAGTTGTATAAACATAACAACATAACAAGTGAAACATATTGTTAATGATTAAGTGATAGATAAGTACCTGATAACAACAATGAAAGGTGCATGACAGGCTGGTGTTACAACTGCACGCAAGCAATAAATAAATAGCAGTAGCCAATAGTTAAAGTAACTCACTATCAAAAGCACTATCAAACTATTTAATTGTTCTGATAACAACGCATAGATAGAACAATAAATACTTCTTTAAGAAACAAGTTGTAAGTGTAATCGCGCAAACTAAATATCTTTTGGCACAAATGACCCCCACAGTTAAAGCAAATTACGCAGATGTCCCTCCAGGTTGGAGCCACGGTTGAGGGTGTGGGAGCAAGGCAGTAGCCGTAAAATCGCCATTATGGACGATTTCTCCAGATGGACCTGTAAAATATGTGGAAAACGCTATGTAGTGCCTGGTTTGGCACGAGATTGCGAAGAACGTCACCTAGAATAGGCAAATGAGCCAAGATAACCTCTCTGCAACACAGTTCAATGTGTCTTATGAGGGAATGAAGCCAGATTTAACCATGGCAGATATGCCTGATATTACTCGCCATCACCTTGTGGCTAAAGCAGGCGACAAGCAAATAGGCGTATTGCAACTAGGTCATGGTGGCGAGGTAGCCCATGTAGAGGTAGATGATGCTCATCTACGTCAGGGTGTGGCAACTTCTCTATGGAAACATGCTCAAGAGTTAGGGTTGAACCCGTCTCACTCAGAGGTTATGTCCGATGAAGGGTACAAGTGGGCTAAAGGGTTGCACAAGAAGGGCTTGAGTGAAAAGCCTACTCGTTCAGAGTAGTACCTCCCCTAAGTAATATCTTTTTTCTCAGTAAAAGTAAGGCAGTAGCCGCTACACTTGGGAAATGCTAAGTAACGAAGAGTTTAAGGTTTATGACTTTGAAGCCGCTAAGAACATGAAGAAGCGCACTGGTCGTGCCGTGGCTTGGCAGAAGGACCCAGTTCCAGATAGCCCAGAATTAACCAAGCACGAGGATGAGGCTATGGCTGTTCACAATGAGCCAGCCAAGCCAAAAAAGCCAGATAGTAACCTAACTAAGGCTGCCAAGTTTATTGGCCTGATGGACCCACTGCCTTAAATGGCAACACGGTGGAACTAATGAGCGCCTCAGAGAACTTAAGTAGTATGCAAATGTCTAAATGGCATCGTAAAAATAAAATCTCATTTTTATCTCAAAATGATAAGGGTGGAGTGAGTGCTTCTTTGTACCCTCCTTCTACACATTTTTACCCGCATCATGCATCCGATGAACATGGCGTACCTACCTTGTTTGACCACTCTCACCTGCCTCCTTCAGTAGATAACCTTTTTGCTTATGGACACTCTGGTGCTGACGTAGCAACCCACCTTGGAACTATGGCCCTTGAATCGTTGCACAGGTACGGTGAACTGCCTAGTACAGACGTCCGTACCAGCCTAAGCAAAGATAGTGTCAAGTTAGTAAACAAAGTCAATGAAAAAATGGGTAAAAAGCCTGAGTCTATTGACCCCTATAACCCTGCAACCAAAGAGGACGCACAACATGAGGTTGAAGGCTCAAAACGAGTCCACGTTCATTTAGATGAGGAAAAAGACCCAAGACACTCCAAGATAGATGCTTCAACCGTTGGCTCAGGACGAGCACTGATGCGTAACATGCTTGCTCCTAAAAAGAACTTAAATACCAAACAGTTTGAACATCCAGAATTGAGTCTTTAATGAGCGCTAGATACTCAGAGTTTTCTGATGCCAAAGGGCGTCACTACGTTGAACATGATATGCCAGAAAATATGGCGTACTCACATCCTATTCGTTCATACGGTGAGCCACGTCGTTTATCTGTATATGACCCGTCTGACCCAACCCCACGAGTTGTAACCCCAGAAGGTGGCGGCATAGTTGAGCACCCAAAGGGTGAACCAGGACTAGTTGGTTACTCAGACTTTTATCGTGAACCTCACCGTGAATCTGGTCTTACATTCGTCAGTAAAGATGAACACGGCAATGAAGTACGCGAAAAAAGTAAACCAATTGCTGATACTAATATTGGCTACATGCACGTGCTAGACCGCCACGCAGGTGGAGGTATTGGGCGCCAGATGTTTGACTATATGCACAAGACAACACCAGAAGGTTCAGTCTTAAACGTAGGAAGAGTTGCACATGATAAAACAGAGCACATGGCAAAGAAGTTACGTGAAGAAAAGCCCGACTCAGTACATTATAAGTTGTTCTAAATGAGCGCTTCAGATAACTTATCATTAGAGCAATTACAGGAATGGGTTGCCAAATCCCAGGCTGAACTAAAACAAAGTCGTGCAGAAAATAGGGCAAGTCGCAAATCAGGCTCACCTACTACTCCATCTGATTGGACAAAAGAACACGACAAGGACACAAACGTCACATACCACGTTCATGGGCCTAGCGGAGCAAAGGTTTGGAATACTTACAATACCGCTCATAAGTGGCAGATAGAAGGTTCTAGCCTTCACGGAGAAATCTTTAAAACTGCGCAAGAAGCAAAGAGCCGTGTTGAGGCTCACCATCGGCGGTGGAACGAATAAACGCCTTAATCTTTATTTCTTAAAATTAAAACGCCCTGATAGAGTGGGGCTATGAATATCAAAGCAGGATGGGGTAAGTGGGACTCTTGGGGTTTCGGCATATCTTATTGTCACTACGATAATTCACTAACAATTAATTTCATACACTGGTATGCATACGTAGAGATATGGACAAAACACTAATGTGGTCTTGGGTATTAGCAGTAATCGGTGTAGCAGGTATCTACTTTGTTGGGCGCAAGACTATTTGGGGTTGGTTAATACTCTGCGCTAATGAAGTATTGTGGATTACCTATGCAATTATCACAGAACAATATGGCTTTATATTCTCCGCCATTGCTTATGCTGCAGTTTACATTAAGTCATTCATCCACTGGAAGAGAGAAGAAGCATGAAGATACCTAAGAACACTGCAAGTGAGTATCACGAGTTAAAGAAGTTAAAGAAACAAGTAACGCAGAAGGTTAAGAAGGATACTCGTGGGACATTGACCGACCCATCAGCCCATCCAAAGGGTAAGAATGAAACTAGGTAATTACGAACTTCGTAAGCCATGGGTGAAGATGGTTGACCTGCCCATTGAGGCAGAGTTGTACATTGCCATTCGCAAATCAGTTTTAGATGATGTGATGAATGAGTTTCACGATGCTGCTAATCGTGTACTAGAACTTAACGAGGAACGTGTTAAGGAGCACTATGCAAAATAACATTTGGCTAGGGATACTCATTGGCATTGTGATAGGTAGAGGTTTTGACCTATGGGTAGATATCAGAGACAGAAGAGCGGTTACTGAGGAAAAAAGCACCGCCAGCGTTTTGCCAACGGCAGAGGGAGATGGGCAATGATAAAACAACCACAGCATAAAATTAATAGCAGAATTAACAAGCAGTTTAAAAATCATTTAGAACAAGAGGGTTGGACGACCACCACCTATCCAGATTACAACCACCTCAAAGAAGAGCACGCCAAAAAGAGAGAAGTCCTTAATAAAAATGTAAAGACATTTGGTAACTCAGTTACACTTGCCGCTCCCATGGTCGTGCAAGATGGGGCCGTCGCAATTGCCTATGAAAACGTGCTCAAAGATTATTTTAACGCAAAGGTAAAAAACTTTCCGCTCTGGTCAGGTTTGCCCGACATTACCGTTAAGCCACAACCCAATTTAGATATGGTGATTTCTTGGCACGTGAATGTTCCCAAACATTTAGTGATTAACCCTGATGACTTGCTGGAAGAAGACCTCTGGAACTCATGACATTTGATTATCACGCCGCTATGACGCAGGGGCACTCCTACAACGAGATGGTTGCTCAAAGGCTCCAAGGTGAGAAAATCGGGTGCGAGGTTCCTGAGTTAGAGTTGGTCTCAAGCGCCGAAGAAATTAAACGCATGACTGAGAACGAGAAGGACATCATCTTAGACAACGGCCTCATCCTTGAGGTGAAGTCACGTAACTTAGGTTTCTCAGAAGACCCAGCGCTGTTCTGGCAGAAAGATATCTATGTAGATACCGTCTCAGGTTATGAGGCTAAGAAGGTAAAGCCATACGCCTATGTGATGGTTAGCCAGAAGTCAGGCAACATGCTAGTTGTCCACTCCAACACCAAAGATAAGTGGTTTAAGAAAACTGTCACTGACCCTTACCGCAAAGTCACCGATGTCTTTTACAAAATTGAACGACAACACCTGACAACTTGGGCATCGCTTGTTGAGGATTTAAAAGCCAAGTAATGGCACAATACTCACATGGCCCGTCAAAAAGTTCCAGGTACTGATATCAACAAGCCTATTAAGGCTGAGACAAACTTGCCCAATAAAAGCAAGATGACCCCTGAGAAGGTAGCAGAACAACAGAACCTTCTTAAGAAGTTAAAGACTCCTTCAAGCAAAAAGGTTAAAAAGGGTGCTATGACTAAGAAGGCTAATACCAATAACCCGAACAGGAAACCAAAGAATGGCTAATTGCATTAAGTGTGAGCATTCTATGTACCTCAATGTTTGTTTGGAAGATACTTGTAAGTGCATCTGTGAGTCTGACAACTCCTACGAAAGCCAATCATGACAGTTAAGGCATACGGCCCTTACGCCGATAAATCCAAAGATGGTCGTAAGAAGATGACCATCGTTGATAACAAGACTGGTAAACATACTTCTACTAATGCTGCTCGTTACAATAAAGAAAAAGCATTGGGGCGCAAACTGCCAAAGAACGTGGACGTTGACCACGCAGATAACAACAAGCACAATGATGGTGCCAAAAATTTAAAAGTTATGAGTCACTCTAAAAATGTGGCTAAGGGCAACAAACATCGGACAAAGAAAAAATGAGTGCATCTATTTCTTTGAGCCAGTTCTCTATGCCAAAAGAGAATTACGTAAATGTGGCTATGCAAATGGTTCCAGACTCTAAGGCCTCTGATACTGCAAGCAGCACTAAGGCATGAGCAAGTTAACTAACCCTAAGCAATTTGGGGAACCTATGAGTGCACACGATATTCTTGGTTCTGTTGAGATGGCACCAGGAAAAGATTTGAACGAAGCAAGTGCGGCAGCGTGGGCATCAGGTTTGGGGTCTAGTGTTCAAAAACATTGGATTACTGAACCACTCACCATTTGGCATGAAAACAAAAGAGTTAGACTTGCCGATGGACACCACCGTCTTGCAGTTGCTCATGACATTGACCCAGCAAGACCAATACCAGTTCGTCACCAGTACAAAGACTAAAGAAAGAAGAGAATAAATGGCTGATTATCACGAAGACCCACAGTACTTAGCACATGAGACCGCCTACATGAACCTTCATCCTATAGGTAACGAAAGGGTTGGAAAAGGAATGGGTTCTCGGCACCCGTCAGCCATTCACCAACATTTAGCAAACGATTACGGCGGAGTACGAACTGCTAATCACGTTCGTGGAGATATACGTCATGGACTTAATATGTTAAAAGAAAGTGGAGTCACTAAACATGGCGGTCTGCTAACTGCAGAAGATATGGGACATAGTGCTCGTGCACACCTGTACTTGGAAGCACAATCTAAACTTAAAAAGTAAATAATCTTAAGAAAGGTAAAACCCATGGCTGAACAAGGCACAGCAGCAGCAATCATTGAAGTTGCTAAAAAAGAATTGGGCACTATTGAAGGCCCTAAAGATAACCAAACAAAGTATGGCGCATTTACAAAAGCCAATTTTCTTCCATGGTGCGGCTCTTTTGTTATGTGGTGCGCTACCCAAGCAGGCGTAAAAGTTCCTAACACTGTTTCTACTGTGGCAGGTGCAGCGGCCTTTAAGAAGATGAAGACTTGGTTTGACGCAGACTGCGGACAGTCACCACAACCAGGAGATATCTTGTATTTTGATTTCCCAGGAGACGGCGTAGACCGTATCTCACATGTTGGTATTTGCACAGGCGTTGA